TCGAGTGGTGTCCCGAAGGAGCGGCCGGGTCACCGACCGCTCCTCACCGGCCCGCTACTAGCGGGTGACGGTCAGGCGGGCGAGGCCGCGCGGGTTGTAGGCCCCGAGGCCCAGGTTCTCGAAGATCGAGAAGCCGATCATCCGGCGCTTCGGGTCGTCGGCCGACAGGACCGTCAGCTCGGTGCGGACCGGGATGCGGCCGAACATCTCCGGCTCGCAGCACAGGTACACCGTGCCGTTGGGCACGAGGCGGCTGGTGACGACGTTGGCCCCGTAGATGACCCCCTGGAGGCCCGTCTTCAGGAGCGTCGCCTGCGACTCGATGTCGAGGATGTCGCGGCCGAACTTGCGGATGTCCGCGTAGTCCCGCGCGTTCATGTAGATGCGGGCGACCCGGAGGTCGTGCCGCTCGATGAGCGCGAAGGCGTCCGCCAGCACCGCGCCCGAGATCGGGGCGATGACGGGGATGTCGGCGTTGAGCTGACCCGGCAGGGAGTCGAAGCCCGCCGTGGCGACGGCGTCGAGGACGGCGAAGACGCGCTCGTCCTCGGCGGCCTGGATCTGCGCCCGGCCGAGGTCCTGGGACCGCTCGATCAGGTCGAAGCGGCGCTCCTTGATCTGGGTGAGCGGGATCTCCGGGTTCGACGCGATCTCGAAGAGCGGGAAGATCACCCGGCGCGGCTTGGTGACCGCGAGGATGTTCTGGCCCTCTTCGCCGACCACGTAGGCGGTGATGTCGGGGTCCTTGTCGTAGATGGGCAGCGCACCGTCGGGGAGCTGCTCGACCAGGAAGGTCTTGCGGCCCACGGCGGCGTAGTCCCGCCGCGTGCGGAGGGGCTGCGTCATCGACGCGGCGAGCTTGGCGCGACCCTGCGGGGTCTTGATGTACTCGCCGATGATCTTCTGCTTGACGGCGTTGGTGGCGTTCATGTCCTGGTCCTCCTCAGATGCGCTGGTCGTAGACCAGGTCGCCCTGGACGGCGTCGGGGACCATCTTCACGGTCCCGATGACGGTGGGAAGGGACATCGCGCCTCCGGCAGCGATGACGGGGGCGGCCAGCGCGGCGAAGTTCGCCAGCATGTCCACACCCTCCCACGTCTGCTCCGTCGAGACGGCGGCGTAGTCGGCGGCGATGATGTTGGTCAGGTAGCCGTTCCGCGAGGCGAAGAGGGCCTGGCCGACGTTGTAGGCGGTGAGCGCGTTGCCCAGGTTCAAGCCCGTCAGGACGGAGTCCTCGAACAGCGTGTTGCCGAACGTGCCCTGCCCCGAGACGTAGGGACCCTTGCCGGACGCGGTGCCGGGGGTGTTCTCGAAGGCGTTGCCGTTCGCGCTGTTGATGAAGACGCCGAGGATGCCGACGTTCGCGGTGCCGACCGCCGCCGGTCCGCCGATGAAGTTGGACCCGCCGCCCGCGTCACCGCGCGAGAAGCACACGGAGCCGGAGAGGACGCCCGTGAGGGTCTGGTCCACCTGGGCCGTGATGGTCGCCACGGCGACGACCTGGGGGGGGTTGGTCTGGGTGAACGAGTCGTCGGTCAGGACGCCGATGCTGTTCGCGATCCCGAGGTTCAGGATGCGCAGCGCGCTGCTCGACTCCGTCCATCCACCGCTTGCCTGTCCGAGCAGAGGCATGATGCCCTCCTACTCCCTGTTTCCAGGGCTGGGTTTCTGGATGACCCACCCGCCAGGCGGTTGAGCCTCGAAGTTCGGCCGAGACGCCACCGTGGCGACGCGACCTCTTGTCTATATGCAGCGGGGTATCGGCTAAATAGTGGGGGTTCCTCGAAGAAACCCCCTTTGCCACCCACCTCCCCCCGATTCACGGGAGGAGGTGGGGGAGGGGTTCAGCGACCGATCAGGAGAAGCTGCCGCTCACGTCCGGGTCGGAGGCCCAGAGGTTCGACAGCTCGGCGATCTCGTTGCCGCCGCTGGAGGCGACCTTCGGGACCTGGCCGACCGACTTGACGCCCTTGGACGCCTTGCGGGCCTGCGGCTGGAGGATGGCCGCGAGGCTGGCCTCCTTGTCGCTGCCCTCGTCGTCGCCCTCGTCCTCGTCCTCGGAGCCGAAGACCTCGTTGAAGGCGGCCTTGTCGGCGGCCGTCAGCTCGGTCCCGTCCGAGAGGCCCATCGGGTCGAAGCCGGTGGCGAAGAACTCGGCGTCGGAGGCCTCCTTGTCGGAGCCGCCCTCGTCCTCGTCGTCGTCGCCGCCCTCGTCGTCGGAGCCCTCGTCGTCACCGCCCTCGTCGTCGGAGCCCTCGTCCTCGTCGTCCTCGGACTTCTTGGCGGCCTCCTTGTCGGAGCCCTCCTCGTCGTCCTCGTCGTCGGAGGCGTTCTTCGAGGCCATCACGTCGCCGCAGGCGATCTCGCCGTCGTCCACCAGCTCGTCGTCCATGCCGTACTGCATGGCCTGGAGCATCTCCAGCTCGTCGTCGTCGAACTCGGCGACGTGGCCGAAGGCGGTCTTGTCGGACGCCTCCTTGTCGGAGCCCTCGTCGTCGTCGGACTCGTCCTCGGAGCCCTCCTTCTTCTTGGCCTCGCACATCTCCTGCATCTTGCCGTCGAGCTTCTCGCAGCCCGCGAGGACCTCGGCCCGAGCGATGATGCCGTCGTTGTCGGTGTCGAGGGACGCGAACATGGCGCGGGGGCCGGTCCAGTCCTCGGCCGTCACGAAGCCGTCGCCGTCCAGGTCGAAGGCGTCGAACATCGCCATGACGGGGTTCGCGGCCTTGTCCGAGACGGCCGCCTCTTCCTTCTTCGCCTCCTGCTCGGACTTGCCGGAGGTGCCGAGGGTCTCGCCGCCGGGGTCGTTCTGGTCGGCGCTCTTGAGCGCCTTCAGCTCGGCCTCCATCGCGGCCAGGCGGGCCTCCATCGGGTCCAGGGCCGGGGCCTCGTCCTCGGGGAACATCCCGAGCAGCTCCTCCTCCATCGAGAGGAAGTCGCCGCCGAGGCGCTCGACCGAGGCCTCCAGGGCGGTGTCGTCCATGCTCATGTAGCCGAACGCCTGGTTCTCGATGTCGTCCCACGACGCGGTCTTGCCGAGCGTGGCCCGCGCGAGCACGAGGCACTTGGCCGACTTGCGCCGGACGAGCTGCATCAGGTTGGCCTGGCGGCCGACCTGCCCGGTGTGGGCCGGGTGGTCCTGGTCCTCGACCCCGTAGCCGGGCGTCGCGGGCGGGCCGCTGTCCCCGTAGGGCGGCGGGTGAACGTCCTCGGCGAACTCCGAGGGGCCGCCGATGTTGTAGTCGTCCTTGCCCGGATCGTCCTGGGTGTGGGCCGGGTGGTCCTGGTCCTCGACTCCGTAGCCGGGGGTTGCGGGGGGAGCAGCCGCCTCACGGTCGAGGGCCGCCCACGTCATGCGCTGACGAGTGCTCATCGCTTCGTCTCCTTGCCTGTGGCGACTGCCAGGGATGGGTTCCTGCTCCCGTTGCGATCCTGGCCTCGCCGCGAGATGAGCTTGCCGAGCTTGATCAAGGTCTGTGCCTCGGCGGTTGTGGGCTTGCGGCCGAGCGCCGCTCGACAAGCCCGGAGGAATTGACTCGACGAGCTGTACTCGCCGATGTCGCCGAGCTGCGCAGCAGCCCGGTACACAGGCACGGGGATCTCCACCCCGTACTCCGCGTGCAGTAGGGCCACCTTGTCCATCAGGTCGGTGTCGCTCGAAGCGTGCCGACAGAGGAAAGCCACAGTGGCGTCGTACACCGCCGCCTGCTTGACCACGTTGTCGTTGGGAGCCGCCGAAGACTCCTCGGGACCGAGGGCCTCGTCGAGGTCCTTCTGGTCCATGTCCTTCTTGAGCTTCTTCTTGACCCGATCCCGCATGTGATCGGTCAGCTCACGTTCCATGTCGTCGAACGGGCCGCCCTCGTCCTTCTTCTCGGCCGGGGCGTCCACGTCGTCGTCTTCGTCGCCCCACCCGGCCATGAAGTGGTCGCCGCCGAAGGCGAGGGCAGCGGCCTTGCGGCGGGTGCCCTTCGTCCACTCCTCCGGGGGAGTCGCGAGGATGGCCGAGGCGGCCTTGCCGAGCTTGTCGCCCTGGGGGATGGCGAGCACGTTGCGGAGGACCGCGCCCGTGAAGGCGGGGGTGCCGACCCAGGACGCCTCGATGAAGTGGACGCCGCCGGTCGGGTCGAGGCTCGGGTGACCGCACAGCTCCGCGACGCGGTGCTGACGCCCCTGCTCGTCGAAGAAGACGTTCCCCTTCTCGTACTTGATGTGGGGGCACATCTCCGTCTCGTCGGCGGCCCAGTGCCCGCACTTCGTGCAGATGGTGCCATCGACGGTGCAGCCCATCGACAGGGTGCCCATCTTGCCGGACTCGATGGCCTCGACCAGGTCCGCGTGCTTGCGGTCCGTGGCGATGAGGATGTCCACGTAGACCGAGTCGCCGATGTCGCGAGCGACCGCGTCGATGACCCGGCCCTTCGACAGCTCCTCGACCTGGACGTGCTCGACGAAGTTCTGCGCCCCGATGAAGGTCCGGTAGCTCTTGAGCAGAACGTCCCGGTCCCAGGCGTCGAGGTTGTTGTTGATGAACTTGTCGCAGCCGAGCTTGACCCGGAACTTGCCGTACTTCCGGTTGATCCTGAAGCCGCCCTCGGAGTGCTTGCCGAGCTTCGTGTTCGGCGGCTCGAAGGTGTCCACCGACGCCACGATGGTCGCGTGGGTCAGCAGGTAGTCGCTCGGGTTGAAGGGCTTGCCGAAGATCTCCGACGCGCGGTCGATGAGGTTCTCCGACACCTCCGCAGCGGCCTTGGCGGCCGTGCGAACCTTCGCCCAGCCCGCACGTCCGACGTGCGGGGTGACGACCTCAGCCCTGGCGTACTTCAGGAAGGCCATCAGGCAGCCTCCACCGGGTTGCCGTCGAGGTCGCAGGCCAGGACTCGGTCGCTGCCGTCACCGTCGAAGCCGAAGCTCTTGCGGTACTCGGAGTCGTCCGGGTCCACCACGATCTCGAAGCTGTGCCCGACACCACCGATCTTGC